CATGGGAATCCGTTGTAAATACCAAGAGTAGAACTAATTACGTTTAGCAGCAAACAATGCGTAGGAAACTTGTAAAACTCGGTAGAATTTATTGTATTGTTTCGATCAGCAATATCTTTAAGGTTAAGAGATGACGTTTCAAACTGAGTGAATTCCGTAGAACAGAGTGTTCGTCGCGTTTGTGGAAGCGGGTCGATCAATTCGCCAGCAGTGTTCGCGTACATGTCACCATTTTCGTCTGCCGCTTTTGTCATCCAGTTTTCGGTGCTGTGATTCCACTCGATGATGGTTAGCCACGTTGTCGGATCTGGACTTACAGGGTTCTCTGGATCTTGTTCATATTCGTTCTTCGCTGAATCAAACTCGCATGTCATTTCCCAATACAATGCATGCTCGTCTAATCGCTCAATCGATTTTGATATGCACTGCAAGCCAAGCGGCCCGTAGGTCATTCCAACAACCGGTGCGTTTGCTGTGTTTAGCAAAACATCTTCGCGCGTAGCAAACACGTCGTCAGTGACTACAAGAAAAGTCACCGTCATGGTCATGTTAAGCCGGCCCTTTTCGCCCTTTTGCAGCGCGGCATTCGTTCTTCGTCTTTCGCCAACTATTTCTGATGCCATGATGTCTATGGGTTAAAATTTGCGATCAGTCCGGGGTTCTTGGCAATCTTGTCCGCTATTTCCTTCAAGTACTTCTCGACCATCTTTTGGTGCTTGTCTGTCATGGACGCGCGCTGTGCGGCGAGCATCGCGTCACCCATGCTTCCGACCCTTGTCGGAGCTTGGTATTGCTGGATGTTGCCCATCACGCTTTTAGCTAACGCAGCGCCAGCCTTCTCCGCTGTTTGCTGGTCAATGAGTCCAGCGGCGAGCAAGTTCTTGATTTCCTGCAAGTCGTTCTTGTATTTTATGGCAGGGTTAAATCGCTCTTGGATCGATTTGACATTGTCCTCGATCTTTTGCTTCGCCTCGTCAAACTTGCCCTGATCAATCTTCTTCTGTGCAAGCAAATTTCGCAGTCCCAGCAAATCGTTTTCCTTAACTAGCCTCTGTATTTGGTCTTGCTGTTTCTTTTCTTCCTTTTTGCGAGCTTCCTCTTTTCGTTTCTCGGCAATTGCTTCTTTTGCGTCAGCAAGTTCGTCTTGAGTAATCTTTCTGCGCTTTGCCAATTCCAGTAGCTCAACTTCATTCTTTTCTTCAACCAGCGCGCGCACTTTCTTCTTGATCGCTTCTTCTTCCTTCTTGTGAGCCTCTATGGCGTCGAATTCTTTGAGAGACTGCTGCCTTTTGGCTTGTTCGGCTACGCTTATACCTGGAGCATTAAAGCCAATGCTTTCCATGTACAGTTCTCGTTTTGTCTTTCCAAGCCTTTCAAATTCCTGCCGTGTCTTTTCTATGGCATCCAATTCGTTTTTGGCTTTTTCTTCCGCTTGCTTTTCTGCATTTCTTGTCTGAGTCTCTTTTCTTGCTTCATTGAGCCTCCATTGCCTATATCCTTCTTCGCCTAGCTCAAGACGCTTTTTCGCACGTTCTTGTTCCTTTGCCTCGTCTTCCTCTCGCTTCCGTTTCGCCATGCCCTCTTGAAATTCTCGTTCCCTTCTTGCTTCTTCAATTTGGTCAAGGACTGCATTGACGTTTGTCCATTCCATATTGAAAAGATCACCTTCAGAAAATGTGTCTCGAACATAAGCAACAAATACAGCCAAGCTCCCCGAGGCTGTCCGTAAAAAATTATAGGACTCGCCTAGCTCATCATTTGATAAAAGCAAGTCGCGGCTCAACCCGAGAAGTTGCACCATGAGTGGCATCAAATTCTCGCCCAATTGCACCTGAACCATTTTCATGTCAGACAGGTACTTGTCGTATTGCCCAGCGAGCGTCAACTGCAACTCCTCGTTCATCGTTGCAAATCGACCACCCGCTTCAGTCGCAAGCTCGATCGCCAAGGCGACTTCTTCAAACGAGATTTGGCCGTCCGTTGTTTTTTGCCTTAAGTCTGCCATGCTTTCGCCAGTCAGCTTGGCGATCTCTTGCAACGGGTTGAAACCCGCATTGACCATTTGCAAAACTTCTTGACCAGCAAGCTTTCCAGACGCTCGCACCTGTCCAAACGCAAGAGCAAGGGACTGGAATCGCTCCGCGTTGCCCATCGAGATTGCGGACAGGCTTTTCATAATCGCGCCTGTTCGCTCTGCTTCGAGCCCGAACCCCATGAGCGTTTTCGCGCCTCGAGCAAAATCGAGGAAGGACAGCGGTGTTTTTTTGTCGAGTTCCCGAAACTCGATCATCTTCTTGGTCGCTTCGGCAGTGGAGCCAGTCAGCGCCTTCATGGCCGCTTCGGTTCTTTGATACTCAGCTGCCAGCACAACGGATTCTCGTACAAACGATTTTATTGCTCCGACAACTTGCAGGATCGCTTGTGCTGCAAGCATCGGTCCAGTGGTTATACCGAGACCGGCAATGAATTGACCGACGAACGTTTGCGACTTCAATTCGGCATTCAGGTTTCTTTGAATCGCAATCAATTCCTGCTTTGTTATGGCACTAAGTTTCTCTTGGTCCTTCACAAACTTGACTGCTTCCGCATACCGCTGTTGTGCAGTCTTGGCCTGGTCTACCATCCCGCGAATGCGGTTGTAGTCTTTCTCTCGTTTTTGGCTGGCAACGGATGCTTCAAGTTCTTGCGAGTTTTTCTTTAACTCATCTATGCGAGCCTTTTCGAGCCTTCGCTTATTGTTTATGTCCGCAGCAGTTTGTTCAGCATTTTGTTTTTCTCGAATAGCGTTCTCGGTCGCATGTCTTGCAATTTCTTGCTGCGTATCTCGTTCTAGCTTTGCTATTGCTTCGTCAAGAGAAAGAATTTCTTTTTTCGCGGCAATCTGCTGTCCAGTGACAGGATCGATCAATGGTTTTGATAAGTCTGTCGCCGGTATCTGGGATGGACGCCCAGATGAAACGATACCGAGGCTCGCTTGCGATTTCATCAAATCAATCGCATTTTGTTTTAGCTTTTCCTGCGCAGCAAGTTCCTCTTGATTACGCTTGCGTTTTTGCTCGGCCAGGTCTGCCTCGGACTTTATCAAAAAGTTGATGGTATCCCATCGAGCGTTTTTCTCAGCTTCTGCCGCTCGTTGCGTGGCTTGCCTTTCATTGTTGATACTATCTAGCAAAAGCTTAGACGCTTGTTGCCGTGATTGTTCGATGCGAAGTATGCCCTGTATTTCTTGCTGCTGTTGTGCGAGAATCTGATCCAACTCAGCCTTTTTTCTTTTGGCCGACTCTTCTGCCGTCGCTCGCTCTTTTGCTTCTCGCTCAGCAGTGGAATTTTTCCAAATGTTATGCAAAAAGATCATTTGATCTTCTTCTCGTTTTGCCATCGCTTGTTTATGCGCAGCGTATTCGTCAAGTCTCGCCCTTTGATGCGCCTGCTGTTGTGCTTCTCGAGCCGCAACTTCGTCAATGACCTTGTATCGCTCACGATACATCGCAATCATTTTTTGATGAGTTGCCTCGTCTATCTGTCCTTTCTGAAACAGAACATTGGCTACGTTTGCGTCCCTGGCAAACTTTTCAGCGTCGGTCAAGCTTGTTTTGACATCGCGCGTAAACCGAGCTATTTCATTACGAGCGAGCCCGGTGTTTTGCATCACCTCTTTGATGTCGAACCCAATGCCAATGTTGACTGCTGTTGGGCTAGCCATTTGCCACCTTGTCCAGTTTGGTGATCTTTAGCAACGCATCAAAACTTGCAGCAGACTGCTGTTTGGTAATCGCGGTCGGCTTGCGAACACGCTTGTAGCGAGGTGGCATCAAATCCTGCCATGATGGTGGATCCATCTTGGCTTGAGCGTATAGCTTCACTAGCAACTTCTCCATGATCATTGCCGTCTGCTCCCACTCGTCACCGATCGGCTCAACGCGGTCAAACGCTTCCCAAAACGTCAATGCGCCATCAGGAAGCTTTTCTAGCCAGGAATGAACGTCAACGATGCCCCAACGCAAGGCAAGCTTTCCAGCCAGCCTTAGCCTTGGGCTACGTCGGATTTTTTTGTTTCGGAGGATACCTCCTTGGATCGGATGCCAAGCAACTCCTTGGCAGCAGACCACAGTCCATCAGCCAGCTCCAAGTCGAGGGACTTGAGTTCCTCTGCATCATCAACGAGGCTAGCACCATGCTCATCGCATAGCATTAGCGACAGCGTGACGCGTCGGAACTTCTCCCATTGAAACTCGCCCTCCTTGGTCTGTACTGCCAAGTCGCGCTTGATGCCTTCCTCTTCGGTCAGTTTCTTCAAGTGAAACTTCATCCCGCAGACTTCCACCGGCTTAACAGTCAGTGGCTTGGAAAGCAGTGCTTTGAAATCGTCCTTATTCATCGTCATCCTCATCCGATACAAGTTGCTCGTCCAAAACCTTGCGGCACTCGATGAACCGCAAGTTGTATTCCGCTGGCGGCCTGACCGTAGACGGCTTGCCGAGTCGCTCTCGCTCCTCTTCACAAGCCTTCACGATCTCTGGGATCCGCTCCACCGGAAAGTTCACACGACACGGCAGCAACTCCGAGTTCTCTTGGTGGTTTAGGTACGCGACGTGCTTGTCGTCGACGTACACTTGCCACTGAGTAAACTCGACTTGCTTGCCAGTGAAATCGATCCGCATATCTGGTTTCAGTTCAACAGACATGAAACACCTTTATCAGGAAGTAGTAGTGAACGCAGGCGCGGTGGCACCATCGAACTGGATCGTGTACGACCCCTTCATGATTTCACCTTGCGCTGCGTTGGGAAACTTGACGCTCTTCACGAAAACGGTTCCAGCGACTGACCCGCCACCTTCTGGGTATGTCACCGTGGCGGTGATGCCTGCGTATGGCTCAACGGTCGGAATCATGGCCGTAGTGATCGGCGGCGCGGCACCCAGCCAGTTAAACTCGATTTCGACTTCAGGATTGTTGCGCAGGTCGCCGGGACGCATGCGTTTCATTCCAGCGGTTCCGAGGTGAGTGATGTCCAGTGCATCCACTCCAATCGTCAACTCGCCAATACGAGTGATTTCGGTGGTCACAAGACCAGTCCCTGCGATGGTGGCACCTAGGCCAGTGTCGGCAATACTCTTAGGCATTTTTACGGCTCCTGATAGTGAACAACAACATCAAACGAACAAACGTACCTTGGGACTTGATTGCCATCGGTTGGAGGGTCTGTGAAATACTCGTCACCCGAGACGTACTCCACTCCACAGAACCTATGGCTCTCAACCAAGCCTCTAAATGAATCGATGCCAGTCTCACGAATCGCTTTGGACAGCAGCGAGGCACCATCGCGGCTCGTTGCGTAGCATTCGACCGTAATGTGTGCATGTGCTGCTTTGGACAAACCTGTGATTGTGTGTTCGCGTTCGGTGTAGGTGACATAAAAGCAAATCGCTGGCAGTTGGCATTTCTCGACAAGCACATCGCTGTACATGCGTTGGCCGACGATGCCAGATACCGCAGCATAGCTAAGGACTTTCGTTCTGAACGCTTTGCCAATGGCACTCATTCACCACTCACCAAGGTTATGGTCCTAGCCGCAGTCTCCGTTGATGTGGAAACGATCTTGATGTATTTGACCGAGTCCATTGCCGATCGCTTCAGCGTTACCCATCGCGATGTGCTGACGGCGGGTGCATAGAGCGTGCCGTCATCGTAGACCGTAAAAAAGTTCGATCCGTCAGCTGACGCTTGGAAGTTCAATGAGGTTCCAGTGAACGCGGCTGGCAGTAGCACGGCCAATGGAATACGGTTGGACTCCATGGTTGCCGTGGTAGAGACCGTCCCGCTGCTCGCAATTGATACAGTGTCTGTAAGTCGTAAATTTCTAGCCAAGAGTCAGTCCCTCCGCTTGTTTGTAAAACTCGGCTTGGAATATGCCTAGTGACTGGTTAAACGTCTTTTGGTACGCCCGTTTCAAAAAGTGCGCTCGCTCCAGCTTGATTGTGCTACCAGGCTGTATGTATCGACTGCTTCGTTCACGCTTAATAGCTCGCTTGCTTTGGCCGCGAGTATAGGTAACGGTTTGTTTTGATCGACCGCTCTGCTGGGTGATAATCTGTCCAGGTCGGCCCCAGTAGTACAACTTGCGTTCGCCTTTAGTTACAGGCAGCCGAAAGTGCATCTTGCGACCCATGCCCTGCTTGGTCGCTTGCATACCGATGTACAAAATGCCACCTCGGGAATACTTGCGGTACTTCGAGATAACATGCTGACCGGAATCGTCTCGTTCGTATTTGGTTCTTGCTGATTGCGACCACTTATCTCTTGGGGCAACCGACTTGTCTTGGGCCCACCGCTGCGTACCACTCAGAGAGCGACTGCTTGGCGGGTCAAGTTTCGCTTGTCTCACAATTGGTTGTGCCATCTTGCGAGCGGCCGGGTCGATGCACTTGTACTGAATTTGGTACGGCAAGTCGCCAATCGCCTTCAATATCCTGTCATCGAATTTCATTTTGAATTGAATCACGATGAACTCACCATCAGTTCGAGGTATCGATCCAATCCTTCGACTGGGTTGATGTACTTGATGCCGTAGAATTCGTTGTTGAACTTCACACGCATCTTGACGTTGTAGCCAGGTCGCTTGCGGACGCGAAACACGGCAGCGATACTTGCCTCAAGCTCTCGCCCTCGCATGTTTTCGGTACCCGATTGCGGGATGAACTGGCACGGCTCATTCACCAAAAAGTCGCTCCACGTCACGATCGGTTGACCGTACCCGTCCTGCGTCTCCGTCACCTGTTCGATGTTGCAGCGTTGGCGAAATGCCGATGTCTTAATGCGGTTGTTTCGTCCGCTCATGGGTAGCTACTCCGCATAAACTTGGCAACCAACGCCTCGTAGGCTCTCAAGTCATTTACGCGATCGTTATCGCCCCGGTTGGCGTCGAAGTAGTAGCCAACCAGCAGCAGCATGGCTCGCTTTGCGATCGCCGGCACTAGCGATTGGTCCTGCGAGTATCCGCACTTGTATTGAACCTCCCAAGCGTCCCATCGAGCCGCGTAGGCAGGAATGGTCTCCAGGTAAGCGACCCGTACCTCGTCGACGTGCAATTGGTACTTGTTGCTCGGCCAAGTAGTCAGCGTGTTGTCCGCGTTGAAATACTTGATGTGAATGATGCTGTGAACTGGGCTTTTCGGGAGTTTTAGTTCATCGTAGAACGCTCGCAACCGCACCTTGTAGGTCTGGAAGCAGCACACGCTATCGGTGTCTCTTTCCCACTGCTGCCTTGCGTCCTCGATCATCATTTGCAGTTGCTGATCGTGCGTGCTGTCGCTCGACGAAATCTCCACTTGCTTCTTGGCTTCTGCCAAGGTCAGTGGTTCCGCGATCGCTTTGGTCACCAGCTCCGGCACTAGTTTCATACTGGGCAATCCTCAGGCGATTGACAAGCAGATCCTCTACACCTGGGGTCAGGACATCGATCACCTTTCCCGCTCGATGTTTCTTCCAGTCCTTCAGCAGTCGTATCATCTTTCTTCTCCATCATCATCGCGTCCCAATCTTTGGGATAGTAATGGGTTGGCACCATGTCCTCATTGTGCATGACAACCATCTCCTCAACGTGTCCGATGCGGCAACCTGGGTCGATGTACAACTTGTTGCCAGCCTCCTTCCACTGCTGCCAAAACCAAATATCGGAGTCAATGTGGTCTTCACCCCATTCACCCTTGTCGTCGGGCTTGCAGTAGAACCATGGTTTGGGAGTAATCGCCAACTTCTTGACATTCAGCACGGTCAATCCAAAGTGTGCCGCATCGACCTCGATGGGAGTTCCATCCCACACGGCAGACGTTTGCCCTTTCTTGAACCCAAGCAGGCTTTTGATCCCGCGTCGAACTTGCATTGATGCAACTGCATCCATATTTTCGTTCGCTGCAATGCAGATCAATCGATGCACCTGGTCACCTGTGAAAACGCTGTCACCGTCGACCGTCACGACGAAATCAAGATCATCCTTAATTGCGTCTTCAAACATGCGTTGCATCAGTTGTCCGTAGTACACACCGAATGACACAGCGAGCGGCACTCCCGCTTGCCTGAGCGAGCGATCAATCCACGTCCTGGCATAAGAAATCTCATGCCGACCCGTTGTCATCACCGCTCGAACACGAACCTGTTTAGCCATCGCTTTTGTTCCTCCTAGCGCTAACTTGAAACTAACCAACGACAACAACGTCAGCGTTGCTGCTTGCGGCTACGTTCTTGTACTCAAGGTCGAGTACCGACATTGCCGAACCGATCACCGCGCCATTCGCGCCAGTGTCGGGAGAAATGGTCAATTGCAGAAAGCGTTTGCGTCCTTGCAGATTGACGTGGTAAGCAACGACGACCGATGCCGTGTTGTCGATGACGCGGTTGAAATTCGAGTTGAACGTAGCAAAGCTTCCGTTCGTGTCGCTTTCTGCAAGTTGCAGCGTCACGTTGGTGCTGTTGGTGTTCGCCTCAGCACCGAGCGTTACGAGAATGGTCGCGTAGTCCGCGCCGCGAGTATCCACCGAAGCGGTTCGCGATGCGGTCGCTGCCGTCACCGGAGCGAGCATGATTGTGTAATCCAGAGCTTGTTGAGCCTTAGCCATCTTAGTTTTACCCTTGCAAAAAAATGTTGGTTGGAAGAGAGGGGGCTAAGCCCGAAAGCCTAGCCCCCATGCGCTAGGAGGAACTAGCGATTAGCCAAAGTTCAGTGCAACAAACCCACCGGAGTTGTTAGCATCACCGCGATCGTGGACGTTGATGTCCACTCGCTGGGTTGCTCGCAAGTAGATGGTGTCGCTGAGGAACCCGAGCGAATTGTCAACGGCGAGCGAAATGCCTCGGCGCGTGCCAAGGATCGCTGTCTGTGCCAAGTCGCCAAAGTAGCAAGCTCTCGCCGTTGTCGTTCCGGTCAGTCGCGACTCAAGGGTTTGACTGATGACTACTGGGTAGCCGAGGAACGAGTACGAACGAGCACCGCTTTGCAGATCCACAATGCTGTTGCCACCAGCAGCATCCATCAGTCGCAACATCGAAGCGGCCCAACCCGCTTGGCTGATGTAAAACTTCGGATTGCTATTGCCTCGCCAAAGCTTGCGAGCACCAACCATGGCCTCAAAGTCACCAAAGGTCAGCACACCGAAAGTAGCTCGGCTAGTCGCGGTGACGACCGAACCAGCGGCAATCGCGGATGCAAGACCCATGATCGCGCCATAGGTGCTCGTCCCGTCACCGAGAAAGCCAGCTTCGTCTTCCTTCTGAGCAAAGGTTTGAGCTACCGAGCGAGCAACCATTTCGCTGACCGAGATGATGGCGTCATCATTCAGTTCGCTAGTGATTTGCACGGTGGCAGCCAACTTCTTGGCGTCAAGTTCGACCATGGTGTGCGTCAGGTCGGACGGAGTGATCGTCGTTCCTTCGGACATCCAGTAGCCAGTGACCTCGTTGGTCTGCTTCGGAATCTTCCACTTGGGAGCAGGCATCGTGACGTTTTGAGCCTCACGACGAAACACACCGTACTCTTGACGCAGTTCGACGACCGCGTTTTCCATTGCCTCAGGCACCAGGAACCCGCTCGAAACATTGTCGAACGTGGTCATGGTCGCTTTGATGCCATGGTCCTTGCACCATGCCTTTGCCTTCTTGTTGTTGAACAGGTTGGCAAGGATGTACTGACCAGAGACGTAAGCATCCTCTTCGCTAGCGAAACCTTGGACCTTAGACGCTGCGCGGGCTCGAGCAGGAATCTTGATCGACTTTTGCTGAGCGACAGGAGCGGCAATTGCTGCTTCCTTGCGAGCCATAATGACTGCGAGGTCAGCGTCGAGCTTTTCCTTCTTTTCGATTTGCGTTCGGATCTGACCGATCAAGCCAGGCTTGTCGTCAGCGCCAACGATTTCGTCAAAGCGAGCTTGCTCTTCAGCGGTCGGCTCTCGGTTCTCAGATTGTGCCAGAGCGACGATCGCTTCGGCCTCAGCGCCCAATGCTTCCGCGCGGGCTTGCAGTTCGGTAATCGATTTCATGGGTGGACTCCAAATTGCGTTGGCAGTCCACGACCGAGATAGTTAGCGGTCAGCACTGCCAACTTGGTGAGAGTTGGTCAGTCGCTTCCTGGCCGCTAATAAGGGGTCCGAGTTTTCGCGATTCAATAAGCAGAGTTTATAGTTGCCGTCAACTGTTGTCAAGTTTTACGCCGTGCGCAAAACCTCGCACCTGACTGATCGTCAACGGGAACGGTGTCAATTTCCAGGTTTTCTCGCACTTCCAACCAGTGCTTTGCAACCATGCGTCGACGCAGTTCAAGGTCGGAACGGTCCAATTGCTTGGATTTTTTCCAAATTGGTCCTCGGGATAAACTTCGGCAAACACCGCGTTTTCATGCGGAGCTTGGTTGCTATATGGGCTGAGGACGCCGTCCAGAATCGCGGTTTCAATGTGGATGCTGCCACCTGGCCTGGTACTTTGCCATAGTTTTTCCAACGCCCACATGGGATGTTTTAAGTGATAGAGAACACCAAAACAAAAGATCACATCGAACTGCACCCCTAGGTTACATATGTCGTAGACCGACATCGTCAACCGTTGACAGTTACTATATCCGAACGCTTTTTGGCACAAATCCCATGTCTTCCACTGAGACTCTCTGGTGAGCCCAGGCATGCCGAGCGTGTCGCTAAAATCGTCGATCGCGACGACATATGTCGCACCGCGTCGAATCGCTTCCCAGGTCCAATAGCCGTCCCAGGATCCAATGTCCAGCACCCGCTTGCCTGTCAGGTCGTCTGGGATGCGGTAGGCATCACGATCAATGGGAGCCCAACCAGGAGTCGTGACTCCCGGCAACTCGATTCGATGATACCAATACGGAATTTGCGAAACAGCCTGTTGGACTTCCTCGTTCGCACAAACACTCATTTCACTAGCCTCAACTTGTTAGCCATGTGGCGCAGTCGCGTCTCCACGTTGGATCGCTCAACTGCCATTTCCTCAAACAGATCCTGCGGTGGATGCTTAATCCACGCAGCTGCCGCAGCAGTCTTCTTCCTGACCGTCGGCGACAAATCGGTAGCAAGCCCGTGCCGCACCGCGTCGTCTGCGTCAAACCAAGTTTCCGAATCCATCATCGCAAGAACTGCCTGTTCCTTGATGTCTTCGTCGATGCTCATGTACTCTGCGTACAGACTCGCCATTTCTTTGTCGTACATGGCAAGCACCTCAGACATCTTGGTCATGTCCACGCTGTTGCCGATGGCAATGGTGTGCGCTCTGTGAATCATCAACTTGCTGCCCCGCTCCATGGTTCGCTTGTCGCCAGCTAAGAAGATGATTGATGCTGCCGACGCGGCCAATGCTTCGTTGTGTGTATCGACGCCGCCACGGTGTCGCTTGAGCAAGTTGTATATCGCAATTCCTTCGTCGGCCGACCCGCCAGGCGAGTTGATGCGGACGACGGCTCGCCCCTTGATTTTGCCGAGAGCTTCGCCAACACCTTGGCTAGTGATTCCCTCGCCTGTCCAGTCGGCACCTACAACCCCATCAAGAAACAATTCGTTAGTGGATGCATTAACTAGGATCATCATTCACTCCCATCAGGTAATAGGTTCTATTCGTCCATGAATCGACCAACGATCTCACGTTTGCTTCGAGGTTGTCGGACGTTGAATTGCCAGCGATGTCGAGCAACTCTTTTCTTGACTGTTCGCAATGAACTCTGGCCCGATCGCGATCGATGCCAATGGACTCGAGTTTTTCTGCTAGCTTTGGCTCCCACTTGCCGTAGTTCCTTTCGATCCAAGAAACGAAGTTTTTCGAGTGAGCACCGCGGATTGCATTGTTCGCCTCGGTGCGAATCAAACCAGAGAGCATGGTTTCCACTGCCCGAGACTCAGCGGTTTGCGATGGCGAATCTTCCTGGTCTGGTGATTCTTCTTCTTCTTGTTGAGAACCTCCATACGCTGTCGTAGCAGGATTGACATACTCATCGCCACCCTCCCGCCTTGTCATGTCCAGCTTTTCCCGAGCTTCGTTGGGACTGATGACCGTGTGCGTCAGCAAGTTGCACAGCGATGTTACCGTTGTTGCCAAGTCAGTTCGGTAGATTGCCGCGCGGTTGAATTTGAAATAGTGGGATCGTCGCACAATTTGAACCTCCGACCGCAACTTCATGTCGCACTGCAACTCCCACTTACACAACCATCGATCGAGCGCTCGACCGTACATCAGGTTGTACTGTTCCAAACTGTTGTACGTCTTCGGCGCTCCGTCCCCAGGTACGCTGTCCAATCCAAACAGTAACCCAATGTCCGTGCGATTGAACTTACCCATTGCCTCAAACTGAGCATCGCTGTTGGTCATCGACACTGCCTGGGCTTTCATCCCTTCACGCAGCAGAGCGGCCTTGTACGCGTTGTCGGACCCGCCTTCCTTCTTGTTAAACTCGTCGATGAACTCCTTTGCGTCTGCGTAATCGCGAAATCGACCTGGAGGCGCTTCGAGGAATAATTTGCCTCGGAATCCTCGCTTGACTTGGTTCTGATAATACTTCGTCGAGTTCACTCCCGCGCTAATCGCGCTTTCACCGATTTGCATCAGGCCGATGCCTTCGATGCCATCGTAGGTGAAACCTTGGATGTGAATGACATCGCTGTCCCCAAACGCAACGTAGCCATTGGCATCGGTGCGTAGCGAGATGGTGACATCCTTGTCATCCTCTTTGTTCGGCTTGGTCACATGTACCTTGTCGCCGTTGAGGATAAACGTCCAGGTGCGATCTGGCAGCATCGGGATCAATTCGACGGGATTGCCAAAGTCGTCTCGTATTATTGCTGCTCGCCCGTTGCCAAACATAATCGCATGGCCGGTTACCTGGCTTTTGAAAACGTCTGGCGTTTGGAACTTGTTTGCTTGATCTCTCAACAATCGATATGCGGGATGGCGAAAGTCCGTCTCCAGTCCAACACCGGTTTCCTTTTTAATGTCCAGCGGCAACTGGCCGGCATCCTCGCAAATCTTGTTGATGCTGTACCAGAGCGACGGCAGACTGAGTGCCTCGCTGTAGCTGACGCGATCGGTCAGCAATGAGTCGTCTGTGCCCCACCACTTGATGAGCCAACTTCGGAGAGACTTAGGCATCCTGCAACCTCCTAGACAACGTAGTAACTCCCTTGAACGCGGCTCGGTTGCCGACTAGCAATGCGATAAGCCATGACGGCAGCAACGACTGGGTCAATTTTGTCTTTGCTCTCCTTTTTGTTGAACATCAACCTGTCTTGACGGTCGGCAGTCACGCATGCGTTATTGAAACACCATCGCAACATCTTGCTATCTTCAAAACGCAATCTGCCCTCTTCCATTAAAACCGTGAAATCGCGAATCGGCTCGTTGAAGTGGCTAGGATTCTGCGCCATCCTTGCTGCTTCAATTCCTTTCGCCTCGAGCGACTCAGCAGTCACCTGTCCGTTGTACGGGTCATAAGCGAGTGTTGAGATGCCATATGCTGCCATCTCTTCGTCGAGGTCTCGCTCCAACTCACTCAGCGGGTATTGAGCCTTGTGCAACTCACCGTTGTAGATCCAGTGAGCAAACGGCATTTGTGTCAGGTCTCGCTTGCTGTCGCTTGCGATGTACGCGCGGCACTTGATCTCGTAGCGATAAACCGTCTTGCCATCCTGGTCGGTCGCAACGGGGAACCTTGCACACAATGCGTAGGCTGCCAGGTCGTCGCGGGATCCGAGGTCTACTCCCGCGCCAAACGCATCGGCGTCTTTCCAGTCGGAAAGCGGACCAACGCACGAATCGAACTTAGCGATGTCGAATGCTTTGTCCGTGCTGCTTACGATTCGATTGCCGTGATAGCGGATGAACCGATTCCTGCCGACCGCAGTGCGCTGGTCCTCGTTCCACCGTTGTCGTAAGTAGTCTTGATCAAGTGATACTCCAAGGTTCGGGTTCGCTTTGATCCAGTTTGCTTCGTCACCAGGGTCGTCGTTTTCGTCGAACTCATAAATAATCGCGAACATCGCCTCGTCTTGAAAGTTGCCCTTCACCACGTTGCATGCGTACTCGTAATTCTCGAGCCACAGATACGAGTCGTCAGCGCCAGCAGTCGTAATAATCAAGTGCAATGGTTGCGTTCTCGAACCAGACCCAGTAACCATCGTGTCGTAAAACTTCCGATGATGCTCCCCCCATTCGTGCACCTCGTCCATGACCACCAAAGTAGGATTGAGTCCCGAGTACGGTTTGTCGCTCGATACCTTGCGAATGTAGGTCTTGTTGTGATTAAACGTAATTGTCTCGTTCTTGACATGGGACATTTTTTCAAGCGACCTGGACTGCAATCGCATCCGCTCGCATTCGCCATAGACGACTGCTGCTTGCTCTTTCTTGGTTGCTGTCAGTAGTATCTGGCCGACCGCTTCCGGCTTTCCTGTCGCTGGATCGATGTCGCCGCTCGCCAAAAACAAGCAGAGTCCAGCAGCGATCGTCGACTTTCCGTTCTTTCGGCCCATGCTCCAGTACACCTTACGAAACCTTCGAGAGCGATCGTCATCGCGCCGCCAACCGAAGATGTTCCAAATTGCAAACGCTTGCCACGGCTCGAGCACGATTGGGTTTCCTGCAAAGGTGCCAATGCTGTGCTTGAGTACACCTGGGAAGAAATCACACACAGCGGTCGCCCAGCGTCTGTCGAAGTGATACGGGAACTCAGGAGTCGACTGCTTCTCAAGGTCGGACAAATATCGGCGCACGGCATCTTTGACTCGCTGGCATGCCGGCACCTCGCCAGACAACACACCATCGATGTACTCTTGTACTTTTGCCCCAACGCCACTAGTAATCACTCAGTTCCCCCCGATGCACTGTTGAGCCATTGCGCGAATTCGTCTGCTTCCTTCTCAGGATCCGGCGCGTGCAACCTGAGCCGCGACGATGGTGTCAAGCCAAGCTCGCCAAGGCACTTTACGAATGTCGACTGGAACCGATGGAAGTGCATCGCTGCTGGGTGAGCCACAAGGTCGCCTTTCGAGTTCTCGATCGTCACTCGGCCACCGCTCAACTCCTTGTTCAGCGCCTCCATCTGGGAGTAGCTAGTCGCTGCAACTTGCAGGACATACAGGTCCGACGTAACCAGTAGGTCCATTTCGTTTAGCTGGTCGCACATGGTGTTCCAGCATTGAAACGCAACTGGATCTCTTGCGACGATCTCGGGCGCGACAGGGTATCCGCGAACACCCTTGGGTTCGTTCCAGTTGACCCGCTGTGGATTTTTGTCTGCTGCTCCGCTTAGTTGCTTAACAGCTTTAGCGGTAGGCTTTCTTCCTGCCATGCGTTCCTCAATACTTTGTCGTAATAAACGTCTGACCATTGCCGAATGGTCATTCCTGCTAACACGTTTCCCTCCACCTCGTTGTGGCATCCGTTGCATACAGCGAGCCAATTGTTTCGATCCATCCTGCGTTGCGGGTTGTCTGCGATCTTGACGATGTGGTGCAATTCCGTAGATGTGTTTGCATTCACAGGACCGTTGAGCATGACACATCGTTCGCACAACGGCCTGACACGTCGCAACCACTCTGATGCTTTGCGATGGTCAGACCCGTACCCTTCGCGCGATGTCTCACGCTTCTTGTGCGGATAGCAACGCAAGCATCGGTCTTTCACAATTTCACCACACCGACACAGCTTAGGCATCTTTATTTGCCGCACTGATGACTTGCAGCACGCCTCCTTCGATGTGCCGGTTGATGCCACCAGTAATGTCTCGCAGTGCCCAGCGGTATTGGCCGAGCGTTGCGGTAACGGCAGTAGTGATGGTCACCGTGAAACTGGTTGATGTGCGTGTGATGTTTGCGTTCTCGATAACCAACACATCGAGCTGATCTGAGTTCTCGACAACGAACCGCAAAGTTAGCGATGTTGTGTCTTCATCAAGCGGCACAGTTGCCGTGGTCGACTCGGAGTAATGCATCGTGATCGTTGATCCAGCGACGCGGTCGACCGTCACGAACACGGTGTCGGTGGTGATCAAATCCGTCTTGGCCTTGAT